TCACGCCGCGCTCGCAGTCGTTTTTGGCAACATTTTGGCAACATTTTCCCGAAGCAGCAACGAATCCATCGCCAGACCGACCGCGTCCAGATCGTCGTCGAACAGGTCGGCGTACACATCCAGGGTCATCGCCGCACTCGCGTGGCCGAGCTGGTTCTGGATGGCCTTGACGTTCGCTCCGGAGCTGACCATGAGGCTCGCCGCGGTATGGCGCAGGTCGTGGTAGGTGAGTCCGAGAGGGACGCCGGCGCGCCTCTTCGCCCGCCAGAACCACTTGGTCGGATCGTTCGGCGGCGCGGTGCGCGCCAGATATCCGCCGTCCTGCGCGGGGAACAGCGGCTCGCAGCCTTCCCTCCCGGCACACCGCTCGCGCAGCGGGGCGTCGAGTGTTCTGGGGAACACGACCTGCCTCGGCCTGCCGGATTTTGGCAGGTCGACCACCACCTCGTGGCCGACTGTGGTGGCGCTCCGTCTGACCGAAAGCCGGTGTCTGGCGAAGTCCACGTCCTCGACGTGCAGTCCGGCCATCTCGCCCCATCTCAGTCCGCACAGGCCAAGCACGAGCACCATCGTCCGCCGGTCGCCGGATTCGTCGGCGAGTCGGAACAGCTGTTCGACGGTGAGGTACGTGTGCTCCTTGTGCTTCTTGCGTGGCGTCTCGATGCCGTCGCATGGGTTGGATGGGATGAGCCTGTCGGACACGGCGTCGGCGCAGATGCCGCGCAGGATTCCGAGGTTGCGCAGCACGACGGTGGCGCTCTTGCTTTCGGCCTGCCCGCTGACCCATTCCTGGATTTCGGCGCGGGTCAGTGATTCGAGCGTGCGCGCGCCCCATTGCGGTTCGACATGGACCCGCCACGCGCGTTCGAGCGATTCGACGTAGCTGGCCTTTGACGAGACGCGCTTCTTGGCTATCCATGCCGGCCAGAGCCCGCCGACCTTCCGGCGTCCGGCCTGCGGGTCGATGTACGTTCCGCTGGCCTTGGCGACGGTGACGTGTTCGGCCAGCCATTCCTGGGCGTCGCGTTTGCGTTGGAAGCCGCGCCGGCTGGTCTGCGTGCCGTCGGGTTTGCGGTAGATGACGCGCCATCGGCGTCCGTCCTTGGTGTCGTATGCGTCAATGGTCGCCATCTTCCGCCTTCTTCCGTGGCCTGCCGCCGCCGACGCCTCGGCCGGGGCGGCTGGCGTTCCACCGGTCGATGGTCTCCTCACGCCAGCCTCTGGCCTTGCCGACGACCACGTCCGGCTCGGGCAGCCTGTAGCGTGCCAGTGCGCCTTTGGTGATTCCGAGGCGTTCGGCCACCTCGGTCATGCTCAGATAGCGTTCAGTCATCCTTGCCGCCCCGTCTGTCCATGGCGAGCGTGGCAAGGCTCCAGATGCCGGCCGCGAGTCCGAACAGTCCGGCCTGCCATGGTTTTCCCGCGAAGCCGAGCATGGCCGACAGCAGGCCGCATGCGATGCCGCAGACGGCGAATATGGTGCTTGTTTTCATGATGGCCATGAAATAGGATGGAACCGGGGTTCCGGGCACTAGGTCTGCTCGGAACCCTTTCGTCATCTCTTATGGCGTGGTCGGCGCCGTATCGAGATGACGAGCGCCGTCAGTGCGATGATGTTGCTCACCACCGAGCTGATGGCGGTCACGATGTCCGTCCATTTCATGCTCACCTCCTTTCCGTTGACATAACTATTATAACAAAGTATGTAAAGTAATGCAAGTTAGATACAACGAACCGCGCTCACCAAAATCATCAAAATGTGTCAGGATTATCCAGATTGTGAAGAAACATTGACGAAACCCTGCGCTCGCCTGCAAACTAAAGACTGAAGCAAAGGAGATGCTATGAATGATGACACGGGAATGACCTCGACTCGCTTCGTCGTTCATTACGACGGTCCGGTGCTGCAGGCACATGAGATAGACGTCAAGAAGCTGGCTCCGTCCCTCATCGCACTATCCGACGCTTTCGATGCAGTCCAGAGAAGGGTAGCGCCCGGCGCGTCCCTGACATTGAAAGCCCGAGCCACGCAAGAAGGCTCATTCGTCATCGATCTGATGATGTATCTGCAATTGGCGGAAGACCTGTTCAATTCTCCAGCGGTCACGGCCATCATCAATGCATCCACCCTCGGCGGAGTAATGATCGAAGGCATAAAGACGATCAAGACCTACGCCGAGCATCACGGCGCCGAGCCTGAAGTGCGTCAAGCCGACGATGATCCCACCGCGATGCAGATCACGTATCCCGACGGGAAAACAGTCATAGTTGGCAAAGCGGCTTTGAAAATGTTCCGCGACCCGGACTTCGTGAAGAACGTCAAAGACTTCATAGAACCTACCAGAACCAATGGCGTGAATTCCGTCGAGCTTGAATCCGACGACGATAAGATTTCCGTTAACGAGGAAGAAGCCGACGAGATATTCGAATATTGTCACGCAGATGACGCCGAAGCGGATACCAGTGTCGAGAAGCTGCACGTACAGGCGTTGGACATCTCGTTCAGGAAAAACGGCAAATGGCGCATCACGGACGGATTCCGCAAGCACATGGTCTCCATCGAAGATGAGGCCTTTCTGGAAAGAATCGCATCGAACCAGGAATCCTTTAGAGGACGTGACGAGTTTGATGTGCTCATGAGGGTTCAGACAACAATCAACGACGACGGCCAGATGATGAAAAAATACCTGGCAATCGAAAAAGTCCTCAACCACGAATCAACCCCACCTCCGAAACAAGATTCGCTTTTCTAGAAACCAGACCCCGGCGTTCGCGGCCATGCGGACGCCGGGGTCTTTTTTTATAAGGAATCCGAGCGGGTATAACGTCTTATAAGCCCGTATAAAGGCGTGTAAAGGCGTATAAAGATCATCACTGCACGCACACGCCGGAATCGTAGAGCAGCTGCCGGTAGTTGTTCAACACCTGGATGGTGACTCCCAATTCCACTGCCATCATCCACGTATTACCCTCGTACACCGTCTCGGCCATGCCGTAATCCACCGGCGAGATCAACGCCAACGCCGTCTCCCTACGGCAACGGCGCTCGCATTTGATTCCGGCTTGGCTGCCGCATCCGGGGTCGTGGTGTCTGGCGTGGATGAGCTCATGGCACAACGTGCAGCGGCGTTGGCGCTGGTTGAGCCAGTCGGCTAATAGGATGAGTCCATGCCGGTCATCGTACAGTCCGCATATGTCGCGTGGAAGGTCACGCGACACGACCGACAGGCCCATGAATTCCGCATGCTCGATCAAACCTGAAATCGTTTCGATTTTAAAAATCCTCTTTCATAGGTATGGCGCCCACACCCATACGCGCACGCAACGCTTCGGAGGCCCTGAACTTGATCGGGCGTCTTCCGACGAATTCGATGAGACCCGCGCTCGCAAGTTCATCCACGTATTTGCGGACTGTCTGCTTCGTCAGCCTGAGGTCGACTTCAGCGTCTTCGAGCGTCATGGACTTGGTGGTGTCAAACAGCTCCTCCTGCATGACCGCGTAAAGAAGCAGCGTCGCGTTCTTGGACATCGCATGCTCATTCCGCAGTTCGTCGCGCAGGTCGGTCGCCTTGCCGAGCTGGTCGATCTTAATGCCGAGTTCCTCGATCAAGGACTTCTGCGCGCGTTCGATGAATCCGAGGATGGTATATACGAAGAACGTGAGTTCCCCGCAGTTGAGCTTGTCCTCGGCCTCTGTGAAAGCCTTGTAGTATTCGTTCTTGTTCTCCGCGATTGTCTTGGAGAGGGACAGCACGGTGGGCAGTGTGAGGTCATGGCTGAGATAGAGCGCGAGCAGATACCTGCCGGTTCTGCCGTTTCCGTCGTAGAACGGGTGGATGTATTCGAACAGGAAGTGGCTGGCGATGGCCCTCTGCAGGAACGGTATGGTATCCGAACGGGCGAGGTCTATCATCTGCGCCAGCAGTGCCGATATCCGAGCCTCGCCGCTGACTCCGCTATGGATGACCGTGCCGTGCGGTCCCTGCACTTCCACGTCGCCTTTCCGGAACAGTTCCCCGTCGGGCCTGTCCTTGTCTTCGATCTCGTCGAGGGCGATTTTGTCGTAGATGTCCCTGATATCCTCAAGGGTCTTGGGCAGTTCGACATCGTGGTCGGTGAGGTTGAGATACAGTTTCGCGAACTCGCCGAACCGAGCCTTCTCCATATCGCCGTCGGTCTTGGCCTGCCGGGCGGCGGCCACGGCCGCTTCCGTCTCCTTCCGTGTCGACCTGACGCCTTCCATCTCGTTTGTGGCGAGCAGCTCCTCGGATATGGCGTGGTGGATGTAGTTCCACCGCATGACTCCTGGTATGCTTTTCCACATGGCCGATACCCGGCGTTCGGCGAGAAGCACCTTCTGTGTGAGCATGCACATGCAGCGCGGTGTGGCGATGAACAGTTCGCCCAGGGGCGTGCCGATTCCGGTCGCGAAGGTGGAGTCGTCCTCGAGGCGTTGTTTGGCGAGCCTGTCGTGGTTGGTGTAGGAGTCCGCGCTCCTGTCGGCGTGGAACAGTCTCGCCAAAGTCTTATATTCCATGCTCATTAAGGTCACCGCTTTCTCAAATACAATTCTATTTGATAGAAACCATAAACTATAAGTCAATATTAGTCAAGATAAAGCGCTTAAAGATAAATAATAGCAATTAGCGTCCGGCCATTACCCTACTCATCGGGAGTCTCGGCCTCGAAACGTGCGTTCGGATCCCTGTTCGCGGCCACGTCATAGTCTTCGGGGTGCGCGGCGATACGGTCGATGAGATCATCGGTGATCTGGTTTTGGCGCTCGCGGTGTGCGGGCGCCGTGGTCTTTTTCATTGCATGCACACGCCGAAATCGCGGAGCAGCTGCCGGTAGTCCATCAGCACCTGCACGGTCACACCCAACTCCACGGCCATCATCCACGTATTGCCCTCGTACACCGTCTCGGCCATGCCGTAATCCACCGGCGAGATCAACGCCAACGCCGTCTCCCTGCGACATCGACGCTCGCATTTGGCCCCGTATCGTGTACCGCAGCCGGGGTCATGGTGTCTGGCGTGGATGAGCTCGTGACACAATGTGCAGCGGCGTTGACGCTGGTTGAGCCCGTCGTGGAGGAATATGGTGCGGCTTGCCTCGTGCCATGCTCCGCATAGTCCGTCCGGCAATGGTTGCTCGATGATGCGGATGTGTTCTTTTCCGGCGTTGTCGAGGAAGGAGTCCAGGCTGCATCCGCTGGTGATATGAAACGACCCGGCCTGGTTCGCCGCGCCGAAGACGCTCGCGTGCCGGGTACTGTCACAACCCATTATACGTGGATCGGAAGCCGCGCTACTTGGCGTCGTTGTTCCCTCCATCGTTCTCGATTTCAGGTCGATTCGTTTCCCTGATCTCTTCCGTGGATTCGATGATGTTCCGCAGGCGTTCTATCGATGGCACGTCGTCCTTGAGGCTTTCCCTTTGCCTGTCGGCCTCGTTCTTGAGCATCTCGAAGCGTTCGATTTTACTGTATCCCTGTGATATGTATGCGGCGCTTAGAGCCTCGATGTTTTGGAGTATGACCAGGTCTCTGACCGTGGCGTAGTCGCGCATGTTCCCCTTCCATCCGGGGTGGTTCGTCTTCCATGTAGACGCTTTCATTCCGAACACGGCGAGGTTGATGACGTCCGCTTCTGACGCGTATTCGATACGTTCCCTGAACTTGGACAGGTCCTTGCCCTGGAGTGATTCCTTCACTGCGTCGGTGTGGAGACGGTAGTTCGTCTTGGTGAGTTCTCGCCTTGCGTGCCATTCGATTCCGGTTCGTTGCGCTTCGGCGTCTTTGAGGCGTTGGTAGTCCTTGATGACGAACAGGTGGAATTCCGGGCTTATCCATGATGCGAAAGCGAATGCGATGTCCTTGTGGGCGTATGTCCCTCCGGAGCGTCCTCGTTCCGAACGGATGCCGATGGCGTTGGTTTTGCTTATCCATTCCGAGGCGGACAGCGAGAAGATGTTGCGGCCGGATTGGGCCAGAAGCGCCGCGGCCGCATTGCTGTCGAACTTTGGATTCGATATTTTCTCCCATGTGCTGAGGAATGAGATGGTGTCCGATAGGCGCAGCCATCGTCGGATGACTTCGCCTGTCCTGTCACTGCTGTGTCTGGCGAGATCGGTGAGACTGATGTAGTCTTCGCCGTTGACGGCGTGAATGGTCACGTCGACGTCTTTTGCATGGATTCTTGATGACTTTTCCACCGGCATTTCGTTGTCCTTTCAACGATTTTGACTTATCCACCGTAAAAGTGGTCGAATTCGGTCATTTTTAATAATTCAAAAAAGGTGTATAATGATAGTTTTTCATAAAGCAGTGGAAACCGTCACTCCTCTGGAGTCTCGGACTCCATGTCACGGTTCATGTCCCTGCTGGCGGCAAGTTCCTGTGGTGGCAGGTCCTCGAATCTCGGTTCGACCAGATCATCGGTGATCTGGTTTTGGCGCTCGCGGGCCTCGTAGGCGCGGGCGGCGTCGCTGCCGAGTGCTCGTGTGTAGATGTCGAGGCTGGTGAGCCCGAATGTGGAGGCGATGTGCTCCACGTCGGACGTCGTGAGCGGCGCTTCATATCGGAGCCTTACGTGCCAGTAGTTGTTTCTCATACCGCTCTTTTTGTAGAACTCGGCATTTGTTATTCCGCTTCGTTTAACGAGATCTCGACATATGTCGATGATTCTCTTGCTGTCTTCGGTGACTTCATTTCTGGCAATGCTTCCCATGCCCAACATGGTACCCAATTGAGAAGGATTTGTAAAGAATACTTAATTGAGTAACAATAAACTTACTCAATTAAGTACGGTAAGAATTACCGCAAGGCAATGAACAAAGAAAGGAGCGGCAAGACAGATGAGTGAGACGGAAACCATCGCAAGGAATCTCAGCGGCGAGCTCGCACGGCATCGCAAGACACAGGCCGCGCTCGCCAAGGAACTCGGCATGAGCGAGAAAACCGTCAGCGAACGACTGCGAGGCAAAGGAGCATTCGATACCGAGCAACTCGAGAAAGCCGCCGGAATGCTCGGCATGAGCCTCTACCAGCTGATGATGCTGCTCCTGCAGCCGATAGACGGCATCACCAAATTCCACGTCTGACACCAAAAAGGAACCACAATGACAAACCGAATCAATTACAAGACGCGACGAGCCATCGTCAACGCCATCATCAACGAAACAAAAGACCACGGCGACGCCATCCGACCACTCAACTGCGAACGATGGGACGACATCACCATAGATGAATACGAGCCGCACTGTCCCGTCATCACCGGTGAAATCATCATCGACCTCTACGACCTCGCGGACCTCATCCTCGACACCATCGGCAGGGAACCCTCCGACCGGTCCCCGGTCGGAGCTGACTCTCACGTCTCCGAACCGCTAGAACTCCTCACGGACGAAACCGGCATCATCGCCGCGAACCAGAGGTGATTGTGGTGACAATTCTGTTCTACCGAGCCAACAGGTGCATGGTTGTCAGTCCTGTTGAGGATTTTCGTCGAGTGTTGGATCTGCCAACTCCGAGTGTTCCAGGAGAACCTCGTCCACGAAATAATGCACTTCAACGTCTGTGGAACCGTATCCGAGGTCGTCGCTCCACTTCCTCATATATTCCCAGACAGCGCGTTTTTCCCGGATGTCCAGAAGACGCCGTGCTGGCAATCGATATGGCAGGAGGATGCGTCTGGATACGTGGGACTTCTCCAAACGGGTGGGTTCCTCTAGATATTCCAGGGTTACACGCACGGATTCCCGAGCAGTTTCGGAGGTCGGAAGAATGATCGCCACAAAGGCCTCTCCGGGTTTTAGCAGGGCCACGTCTTCCACTACCTCGAATCCCCTCTCGTATTGCGGGCCTTCGAGCATCATGAGGACTTCGCAGGAATCGTCACTCGACAGTTTGATCGCGTGCGCGGTTCCGTCTCCATCGTTCCGCCAGTCAACGAACAATGTGGGACGTCTAAACCCGCATATCGCGATCAAAGGCACAAGTCGTTTATCGGCATGCCGAAGAACGCCTTTTCGCGGATTGATAGCGACTCTTCCGCGAGTATGCCAAGGCCACCAGATGGTCACTCCAGTAAGGATTGCAGACGCAATGGCAGCGATAATCGCGACCACGACACCGGCCCATGTGGCCACGACGGACGAATCCATAACCCACCAGCTTCCACGACAAAGGGACGACCAATGAGAACAACAGTACAGCAGAAGCACACCGACGGAACCATCGCGACCCTGCTCAGAACAGCCCTCGCCAACCGGCACGACGGAAACACGAAGGCATACCACCAAACCCTCAACACGCTACGCCTCGCCATCGAAGCCAACATCCCCAACCCCGAACCGGCACCACCCGAGGAAACCGGAGGAACCCGGACTGTACATCACCTCCGGCGCACCATACTTCCTGCTCTTCCGCACCGCCGGAGGCGACTGGGTGCGGTGCACGCTCGAATTCGGCGACGATGACGATCACAGCCACTCAGCCCCACCCATTCGTCAGGACGGGGCACACAACGACAACAAGCAAAGGAACCACAATGAAAGTCACCGCACCAAACGAAACCAGACAACAGAAGCTCAAATACCTCACCGACAACGGCTACCTGCACAATCTGCGAGGAGAGTTAGGCATGTCTACTAAAACGCTAAGCCTCCTCACAAAACTGCCAGATGACATGTTCACAGCCCTCATCCCAAATGATGCGAAGAACGGAGCTACTGGAAACGTGATTCTTCCAGAAGATTTGGTGAAAGCCATGCGCAGAGGCTCCAAAGAACTCCAAGCCAAATACAACACCACCGACATGATCGACATTCTCTACGCGGAGGCAACCAAATGAACGGCGATATCGTCGAAGTCCCATTCAACGGGAGCATGATGATCGCGCAAAGGTTCGATGACGGTGAAATCTACGCGGCATTGAAACCGATTTGCGAGAACATCGGCATCGCATACAACGGACAGTGGGAACGACTCAACAGAACGCCATGGGCAACCGTTCGTATCATACGAACAGTTGGCGCAGACGGTAAACAACGTGACATGGTGGCAATCAGCCGCAAGACGTTGACCATGTGGCTCGCCACCATCGACACGAACCGACTCAGCGACGAGCAGGCACGCCATAACGTGACCGTCTACCAGAAGGAAGCCGCAGAAGCCCTCGACAAGTACTTCAACGAGGGTGGCGCAATCCGCGTTTCCGATGCTGATTCGGACGAGGACATCATGGCCCGTGCCGTGCTCGTCGCGCAGAAGACCATCAAACAAAAGAACCAGCAGATCGCCGAACAGCAGACGCGCATCGTGGAACTGGAGCCGAAAGCGCGGTTCGCGGACGCCGTAGCCGCGTCCGACGGCACGTGCCTGGTCGGCGAGCTCGCGAAGATGCTCCGGCAGAACGGGATGGACATCGGCCAGAACAGACTGTTCCGTCTTCTTCAGGCTGACGGGTATCTCGGCAAGTCC